AACAGATACACCACCAAATGAAACACTACTATTGGTTAACTTACTATTAGCAATGGTTGTTAATGTGGACCCATTACCCAGAAAAGTGTAAACTTCGTCAAAATTTGAATTTATCTTTACCGCACCTTGAAGTAACGTGTCTCCTGTCCCATCATTGGGACTTGATCCTGTAGTAATTCCTAGTTTTGACATTTCTACTCTTTTTGATTATTTATCATATTAAGTGTATATTAAGTGTAATTTTTAAATTTTAGAGGATTAGATCTTGTGACAACAGCTGATGTGGATATTCCAGCATATCCATCACTACCATAGAAATTGAATGAATTCTTTTTCAGTGGTGTGGTTAGTTCAATCTTACCCCAACTAAAGTTTCCAAAGTTTCTATCGGAGGAAATTCCACCACTCAAAACATTAAAACTACTATTATCAAAGGTGAAAGTGGTAGAATCAAAAGATATTGTATTAATATCAAATGATACTGTTGAGTAACCAACTATATTTGCAAATACTCTTCTTACAGCCGTAGTACCAACACCAATAACTTCACCTTGTTCTGTATAAACACTGGAAACTTGATATACATTGTCAAGGAATGTTGTAGTTATTCCAATAACAGTTCCATCTGTTGATTCAGACACAACAGTTCCTGTTGTAGTAATAGCTACATTTGTATTGAATAGAGTAAAATAATCTCCGGTAGAAATTCCACTTACTGTGATTCCGGTACCAACATACTTACTATCTCTCATGAAAGAATCAGTAGGAATATAAAAATCAACTATAAGTTTATCTTGACCACTTTGTGTAGTTACACCAAATCCTACCAAAGTTCCATAATCACCTTTATAGGAAGTGACTCTAACTTCATTTTCTTTAATAGTACTCTTCTCCTCAATTATCACCGATGGTGGGTTAGTTGAAGTGTATCCACTTCCAGGATTTGAAACTGTAATACCAGAGATAGATCCGCCAATGATCGTAGCAACTGCAGAAGCTCTAAGTTCAGTTCCAAGTCCAACAGGATTACCAATAATCACCGATGGTGCGGACGTATATCCAGAACCAACATTTGATATATTAACTGAACTGATGGTACCAGTTGGAGAAACTGTGGCGGTAGCCAATCCTCCAACTGAAACATCCTGAGAAATAATATCTATCTTTCTATTATCTACTTCCGATTCATTTTGTGAATTAAATAGAGGTCTTACAGTATCAACATAAATTTCTGTTGACCCTGTACTAACAGACTTAAGAACAAATGCTGATGGATATACTAGGGGTTCTTGTTCCTCTCTATCTTTACCAACAACTTTACCATCTATAAATCTGTCATTAGTTTGTTTGCACCATATCACTGGTCTAGATAGAGTTTTGTCATTAGTGACTCCTGGACCATAATATGGATTTGTATTCGCGGTATCAACAGTCAATATATCAGTTACAACCCTTACATCTTGATCCAAATCAGTATTTTGATTTAAGATAGGATTATTATCGATATTTAAAGTATCACCTTTTTTGACAGTTGGTAATACATCCCTGAAAATAACATCAATATCATCACCAGAACCTTTATAGAATAATAATTTGGAAGTATCCCCACTATTAGGAGCTTCATTAAATTCAATAATACTACTTCCTTTCAATTTAAATGATCTCTCTGGTTCCTGAAGTATGTCATTGATGAAGATTAACAATGTTTGAGTGAGATCAATTTTAGATCCTTTTTTCTTAGCAATAGCGAATATATCATTATCCTTTTTCATCTTGAAGGATTTAGTTTTTCCATCAAATTCATCATCTATAGTATCAAGAACATCAAATTCACCTACACTCCAACCGTTAAATGAATCATTATAAATTCTATCAATTTCTAACTGGAATTCTTTAAATGAAGTTGTACCATCAGTTGGAATTCCCGTAGAACCTCCAACAGGTACGGTTAATATTTCACCATTACCATATCCAAAACCTGGATCATGAATACTAAAGTTGATTACGCTAGAACCCTGACCAACCGTGATATCCACTGTTGCACTCAATCCAGATCCTACAGCAGAGGATGAGCTGTATTCTAGTGGAATGTCCTCATATTGTAGAGGATTGTCAAAGACGACCAATGGTGGATTTGTATTTGTATATCCAACTCCTGGATTTGTAATAGCAACTCCAACGATATGACCTCCACTTACAGATGCTGTTCCAATAAACTCAATGTTTGGTATTCCGTTACTATAAGTTTGAACTCCAACATTAACTACTGTCTGAACGCCTACTCTATATCCAGAACCACTATTACCAATGCTGATAGAAGAAATTGTTCCCGCTACAGATACAACTGCAGTTCCTCCAGCAGAAACTAGAGGTTGATATCCAAATCCTTCAGTTGAACCTACTGAAATTATTAATCCACCTAGTGGAAGGCTTGATCTATTTGGATCATATCCTTCAGGAGAACTTTGTGAACCAGTAAATGTTATCGTAGTAATACCAGCACTTTCTTCCAGATCATAATCACCATCCTGATTGATGTCTGAGATTCTCTTAGGTTGTTGGAATATGCCATTGACCAAAACAATAGAGTTCCAAGTAGATATTCCAGATACATTGGAGTTATTAGATTTCAATACAAACGAACTTTGAACACCTGTAAATTGGTCCGAAATATTATCAAAAACATAATTATCTTCATAAGTATCACTAGAACTATTTTCAACTCCAGATCGCATGAATGCTCTACCTTGGAAAGTTGAATTGGTTGTTATACCGGTCCAATCAAAATTAGATGGACCTGAAGTTGTCGTACTCAGAGGAATTTTTCCATGGGGTGCTTCTGAGAAGTTTAATGTATTGTTGATAATATTGTAATTACCAACTATTTTAGTTACCAGTGCACCGGTACTATGACTTGAGGCTAATGTTCCCATCCAACCTCTTCTAACATCAACATTTGTATTTCCACCAATACCAACATCCGTAACATAAACAATTTCGTCATCTATCTTCAAAAGGTCACTAGAAGATATAGAAGTAACCCCACTTATTCCAAATCTAGTGTCAAAAACAATATTTTGACTGAGTAGAGCTGTCACACCAGAAGAAACAATAGGTGATTGAATCATATTATCAATTGCAATCAATACTTTAGAGTTTTGATTGGTAGAAGTTAATTTATGAACAGTTCCCACTCCAACTGATGTAAAGTCAAAGGTGATTGGATTTGTTGCCAATGCATCTGAAGCAGAACCTGCCAATCTTATTCTAGATTCAGAATCTTTTACAACATATACAGTTGATGGAATTTATCAGTAGTTCCAATTCCAGCAATACTTGTAGAAGCTATTGAGATTGGAACTGAATTTGGATTTAATCCATTGATAACTGCTTCATATGAAATCTTTTCACCAGTAACAAAATAATTATTATTGAGAATGATCTGATTATTAGTTAAATCAACAAAAGTGGTACTGGAACCATCAATTTCCCGTTCAAAAATTTCATTACCATCATGTGTGAGATCAAAGGTTGTTTTCAGGTCAAGAAGTGATCCAGTATAAGTACCATTATCACAAATAATTGTTTCACAACCTAAATCAATATTTTTTGGATGTATATTATCGTCAAATAATCTGATGGGAATTTGAAGTGATCTTACCTGAACACCAATATTTGCATTTGGTGTATATGTAAGATTAATATTATTTCCGACAGATGTAATTCCTATAGAACCAAGTGATCCGGATGTTTGAACATTACCATATTCAACATGTGTTTGAATGTTCGAGGAATTTAATATAACAGACTCAAAGATTTCATATTCATTGTTAGTGGTATCTTTAACTGTGACAATGTTATATGATGCATTAATAAACCTTTGATCATAAGATGAAATCACAACGGCTGACGGAGAACCAGAAGAAGAGATAGCTTTGTAATTAGATTCTAAATCTACTGTACTTAAATTAACAGTTGAAATTCCAGTGGAACTGTCAGATGTTGCAATAATTGAAACGCTTGATGTTAGTGCAACACCGACATTCGGAGTAAAATCAATCTTAAGATTACCACTGTTAATGTATGGGAAGAAAGTACCAAATCCACTCGAACCATCTGTTACTATGTCACCATAACTTGAGAAGTATGCTGAAGTTCCATCATGAATTACACTCAATTCCACTCCATGATGTTCTTTGGAAGTATTTTCAAGATCGACAAATACCTTCGCAGATCTGTAAGTGGAAGATATTGAAACAACTGTTGTAGTGGTAGCTACTGAAACATTTGTCTGTTGAGATTTAATATTTACAATATCTCCAATATCTGTAGTCCCTATTCCACTAACACCATTTACACTACTAAAAGAAACTGTAGATACATCATAACTATTATATTCTGACTTTATAGGGAAGAAAGTTAAGTTCCATTCTCCATCTGGATTATTTGTTGGTACTAAGTAACCAAAAGATCCTAATTCTGTCACAGTATCAAGAATCGCATACTCATGCATCTGTGCTTGATTTCCGACTTGCATTACGGAAACCATAGATGCATGTCTTTCGTCGGTATAAATTGAATCTCTAACGAATACAAATAATTTATTATAATTATTGATTAATGGAAACTTAGATACTGATGTAAATTGTGTTGGTCTAATATTACTCTGGAATATAGAACTAATATCATCAATTTTTAAAACTCTGTTTCCAATAGATTCGAAGAAATCTGACAGTAACCTATTATTGAAGTTGATTTCTGTGGAAACTAAAGTTCCGTCTACGTTTACGGTAGTTTCAGTAACTTCATCAAAATCATAATAACAGTTTAAGTCAGCTTCTCCAACAATATTGACTGACAATTCAACATTACTATTTTCTGGTAAAGTCACTGATAAAGTATCATTATCAACAACACTTTCAACTTGAAGATCTGCAAATTTTTCAAATCCAGCAGTATGGTCGAGAGAACTTACCGGATCATCCCATGTCTGATAAGGTATTTTAGATTTGAGTGAATATGAGAAGTTTTGATAATATTCATTGTTAGGAATTCTCTGGAAATTGTTATTCAACATACCAGAAATCAACTGCCAACCACTAATCACAGTAGCTCCAGAACCAACAATAATTTGAGATTCGAAATTAATTTTTTTCGTAACAGAAGCTTTTGCTGTAGATGTTAAACCTTTAATAATGTCACCAGCTAAGAATTCATCAGAAGATTCGACATACAGATATTCTGCTGTGGAGTTCCACCTTCTAGCTATACCAACCTTTGAACCAGAAACTACAGTTTCACCAACAATTATTTCATTTGTTTTGAGTATAGGATTAAATACTGGAAAATCATTTTCTAATATTATTCTTCCAGCAGAATTAGAAAAGTCTATATTGCCCGGTACTTCATTACTAGAAAGATCTTCCTGTAAACTATACTCTACATAAGCTCCAGAACCACCTAAAGCTGTGTTGACACCGGTAAGACCAAATAATTTATAACCATAATTGGAAGAATCGTATCCCTTTCCAGTAGATCCAATACCTACAGAAATACCTTCAATTAAAACTTTTGAACCAATACTAAATGGGAAGGTGTCTCCAGCTCCAAAAGTTTGATCGAGAAATACTCGAACAGTCTTTGAGGAATTTGTATAAGTTACCGTAGAAATTCCTATACCATTACTGTTTTGTATAGGAATAATTCTGGGAGATGTGTTATAAATTCCATCCGTATTTTTCAGGATTGTTACTTCACTATCTCCTAAATTGTAGTTTAAATCAATATCAGAGACAACTTTATTTGTAAATCCATCAAGAACTACTAATTTTGGTGCAACTAAGTAATCTTTACCAGAAAAAGTAACTCCAATACTTTCAAATTTGGAGAAAGGATCTATATTTAAAATTTCTGGTAAGTTTGAATTAACTCTTAATGTATTATCAGTTGGATATGCAAAACCAATCTCATTGAATTTATAATTAGTAATTTGACCAATAGTTTCACTATTGGATTCTAAAATAGCACCAACCCCGTCTTTACTTTGTACTGTCGATATTCCTGGTAAAGTTTCATATGAACTTCCACCATTACTGACATCAATTCTTGATATTGGTCCAGAAGATGTTAATGAAGTTGTTTCATATGATATGGTTGAATTTGTGGAATTGTAATTTACAACCTTAGGAGATTCTATTACATCATATGTGAAAGTAGATGTTCCAACTCCAGTTATTGTATAATCTCCACTGTATATTGAGTTGATAACATTTATTTGGTTGGGACTATTGACACTTGTATCAAAAACATTATTTTTGAAAGATGGTAAGATATCAAGGTTTATATTATTAAATTTGTAATATAATAAAGATGGAACAAAATCACTAACACTTAAAGTTAAACTAGCATCAGAATCAATACCAGGTTTTCCGATTTTCAATACCTCAAATTTTGATGTATTGGGTGATGAAAGAAACTCTGTTAAGAAGTTTTTGTCTTCATATAAACTTAATTCGAATGCAGAATATACATTTGAATTGTAGACAAAAGCTAATGAGTTATCTGATAGGTCAAATTTTACATTATTATTTCTACTAATATTAATTCCTGGATTTATATTTGATAAAGTTCCACCATTTGTACTAGTGATATTTACAAAATTAGGTGATTCTTTTAATAATTCATTTTTTTCTCTAACCAATCTAATATCTGTTTGGTTATATGTAATAACATAATACATTTCCTCATTTATCAGTCCTCCAGCTGGAGATGATGAAGTATGAATTACCCTATCACCAGTTTTAAAATCATTTTTAGAGAATTTAATAGTATTATTCGTGGTGTCAACGTCACCGGATACAAAAGTTTTTGGATTAAATACTATCCTTCTGTTATGATTATTATATTTTACTTGAATGGTTATCAAATCTCTAGGTTTCAAATCAATTGAAACTTTATCTCTAGCTCTTAATAAGTGTGGTGATGATGTAGTTACTGTAATTATGTTCCTATCAACAGATCCACTTAGAACATTACTCAAGTTTGTTTTAAAGCTATGAGTAGTTCCAGCTCCAACTCCAGTAAAATAGAAGAGACCTTTATCAGTACCTATACCAACATAAGATCCAGTGGTTCCTATTCCGATTCTATTAGAACTTATTCCAATATGATTATCAGTGATATTAGCAACAAACAGTGTTGTATAATCTGTCAGATTTCTATACGAAGAAGAATTATTCCCGTCCCAGATTTGAATAGAAGTTCCTCCGTTTGTGGAGTAAGTAATCTGATCATTGAGGTTTAATCCGTGATTTGGATAGTAAATCCTCTGTGGATTCGTAAAGATTTGGGTAATTCCAACACCTGGATTGGAGAATGTAATAGTATTACCGATACCAGTTCCAAGTGTAGTTCC